TAACAAATGGTGTGCTTGAACAGTATAAGTAGAACCACATACACAACATGGTTTACTAGCAACAAATTCAAGATGTTTTTTTGAAGTATATCTTTTAGTCATTAAATATATTACCTATATCATCTTCAAGATCTTTTGGATTTCCATACTCATCAGTTTCTTCTTCTTTTTTGTATGGCTCTTTTATATTGCATCCAATGTATTCAGTTCCTTTTTTTGATATGTTGCTCCATCCTGCAAAATCTTTTTTCTCTTTATTGATTATAATTGACCCTTTTATTTTAGGTCTTTTATCTCCTACTTCAGTATCATTTATGAATATTCTGCCAAGATAAATGTACAAATCTTGTGAATTGTCATCTATTTTAAGTGATCGTGTTTCAAATTTCATATCATTCAAAGTAATATTACCAGAGTAAGTATCATCTGATTGTTTGAATAATATTCCTGAGTTGTTGTTGTTTTTTTGTTCTGTCATAGTTTCTCCTATTAATTAGCACAGACAAGGGGATAAGAAAGAAAAGGATTAAAATAAATCCCCTTGTCCATGTTCTTCATTCGTTGGTTTCCAACGAAAATCTATCAAGTAATATATTTTACTTGGATCATATTTTGATTGCATCTTTCTGCCTACAATCTTTTTTGCTAGATATCTATCTTTACAAAGTTCTTTGCTAACAATCATTTCTTGGTTTTCATGTCTGATGATAAGACCACCTGAGTAACTTCCTTTCAAAACATCATTGCATCTTGCAGATACCCATGTTCCCTGCCAGAGTTTTTTGATTGTTACTTGATGCATTATTCAACACCATAGAAAGTTTGTTTCAATCCTTGGGTAAAAGCATCTTTCCATTTATCGTCTTTATCTTGAAGATCTGGTATTTCATTCAAAATTCTTTCTACCTCTGGTTTATTTAATTTTTCAAAATCATCAGAGTGATTTCCATCTTTTTTGATTTTGGTTAATCTTTGACCCCAAGGTTTCAATTCAGAGAAAGTTTCAATTTTATCTTTTGCTGTCCATATTCTGTATGGTTCTCCTGCATATGAGAAGTCTTGAACAATCTCTCCAAAAGTTTCTGGTTTCTTTTTATTGTTTTTTACTGGTATTACTTTATCAGCTTTTATAGTTCCAATAGATGCTTGATTTCCATCATCATCAGTTTCTCCATCTGCCTCAAGATTAAGCATTGCTTGTAACATATATCTGCGATGATAGGTTATGGCACTTCCTACTGCTTGGGCACCTCTTTTATCATCAATCAACATGAGTTCACTTGTCTTTTCTTCTCCACTTGGTAAGTGAGTAAGAGTAAGAACCAAAACATCTTTTTGTATAGTATCATTGACGTAAGTATGAAAAGAAACATTGATCCCATTTTCTTCAAGTGCTGATTTGCAGGAATCAAATATATTTGTAATAGTAGAGAAATTATTTTTGAACATAGGATTTTTACCATCCTTTTTGAGTTCTTTAAATTTCTTTCTTGATTCTTCAATTGCTTTCAAAAGTTGTAACATTTTTTTTCCTTACTGCCATATATCTGTTATGGCTTTTCTAGTTGTTGATCCAAACATCCAATGTTCAATATTTGGATATGGTACAAACTGACAACATTCTCGTATGTCATCAGATATTGATAAGATGTTTTCTAACGTCTTAGCAATTCTTATAAAGTCATCAATATGTCTTTCTACAGCATGCACTTGAAAAGATGATACTTTTGTTTTACTTACATAATCGACAAAAGGAGTTCTTCTAAGTGCATATCCATATATGCTTGATTGTCTAGCATGACCTAATGAAACAGAAGATCTTGCTTTTCCAGTTTTCATATCTCGTACTGAATCTTTATACATGAAATCATAATATCCAATTACTGGTATATCAAAATCCTCAGTCCAAAGTTCAATACGTTTTTGAGAATCTTCTGGTATTCCTAGATTTTTGTAAAATGTATAACCTGATTTGATAAAAGCAGGGATATCTTTTTTCTCTTGATTTACCTTCTCTAATGAATGTTGTTCTTCAGCATTGTCATTAAGATCTGTAAAAACATTATCAGCATTATCAAATAAATCTCCAATCTCAAGATCTGGTTTGTATGCAAGATTAGTCAAAGATTTTTCTACAGCAATACCTCTCCATGCAGATGGTCCTGCTTCTCCATCTGTAATTCCCATGATTTTAAGCATTGTTAATGCAGGGCACTCAACAAATTGATTTATCATTGATGGAGATAAATATTCTATTTTATGTTTCTTAAATGGTTTCATAATGTTATCCTTTTCTTGTTAGCAGACTAACAAATAAAATTTATGTTGTCAACAGATGAACAAAAAAAATGCAATTAAATTTTAATTTTGACCTAGAAGAGGAAGAAGCACTACAATCAGATAACTATCTTTTGTATTGGTTTTTGAAAACAGTATGTTGAAATATAGAAATATAAAAACTCAGATTGATGGAATAACTTTCGATTCAAAGAAAGAAGCAAAAAGATATTCTGAACTGAAAATTTTGCAATCAGCAAATGCCATAGACAATTTAGAACTCCAACCAGAATTCCATTTGTATGTAAATGGAACAAAGGTTTGCAAGTATGTTGCAGACTTCAGATACTTCAATGTAGCAACTCAGGAATGGATAGTAGAAGATGTCAAATCTCCTGCAAGCAAAACTCCTGTATACAGACTCAAGAAGAAAATACTAGCAAATCAACTGCAACCAGTTTATATTACAGAGGTATAACAAGCTATCTAGCTGACAGTAAACTCATCTGAGTTTTGTGTTTTTTCATGTTTGATCCTGTAAGTATTTCTGCAAGTGTTGCTGTTGCAAGTACAGCATTCAATGGAATTAAGAGAGCATTCCAAGCAGGAAGAGATTTAGAATCTATGTCGCAAGATCTTTCAAGATGGATGGGTGCTGTATCTGATGTTGATAATGCTCATAAATCAGCAAAGAATCCCTCTCTCATCAAAAAAGTATTTGGAGGAGGTAGCATTGAACAAGAAGCAATTGAAGCATTCACAGCAAAAAAAAAATTAGAAGAACAACGATATGAACTCAAACAATATCTTATGTTTACTCATGGTTCCAAAGCATGGGAAGAATTGCTTCAAATGGAGGGATCAATACGAAAGAGAAGGCAAAAAGAAATATATGATAAACAAAGATTCAGAGAAAAAGTCATTACTTGGATTGTTGTATCAATCGTTGTTACTATTGGTTGTGTTATTCTACTTGGTTTTGTCTATGCCCTTGTGGGGTTTGACAGAGGATGGTGGTTATCATAGCAGGGATAAATGCGTAAGAAAAGATGGTGGACAAGAAACATTTGAATGGGTTTGTGTTCATGGAAAGATTATATATCTTGCCCAATCTGAAAATATAAAAAATTGTTTTACTTGTTTTCTAAAAAAATTTAGTGATTGGACTTGGGAGCAAGAGATACGAAAAGGTATAAGAGAAGATCCAAAACACATTACTTGCAGGAGATACAAAAGAAAGAAAGCAAAGAGTGGTCAAGAGGTTTGTTTATACAAAGGAGCAAATGATACCTATAGTCTTGTTGTGGAAGGTCATTGTCCAATAGAATATCAGTGTGAATACAAGCCAGGGGGTTCAGAACCAAATATAGATAGTGTGGTAGATTCTTTGAATGATAGTTTTAAAAAATGAAATTACTTTTTGTCCTTGTAATTCTTGAAGGTACTGAGATTTATGATCAGTCAATAGAATATAGAAACATTGATAAATGCAATTGGTATGCTGAGAAAATTAATTTTTATAATGCAAGACAAACAAGAAATACTTTTTCTGCATATTGCAAACCAAGAGTAATAGAAAGGATAGAAGAATGACTCAGAAGAAATTAGAGAAAGGATCAGTATGGGAAAAAGCAGATAGCAATGGAGATGGAATAGTTTCTGATCAAGAGTTACAAATGCGAGAAAGAATGATTCGTCTTGAAAATCAAGATAAGAAAGAAGATCAACAAAGATACATGGTTTGGTTTTCTGCAATATCAGTAACTATATTCATAATTGTTCTTATGTTGCCAATCGTTCCTCTTGATAGATTGAATATGCTTTCAAGTATTGCATCCACATGGGTCATATCAAATATGGGCATTATTGGGGCCTTCATTGCTAGCAATGCCTTTGTAAAAAAGGGGAATCCTGAAAATTAAGTCTTGAAAAAAGAAGTTTTATTTTTTACCTTTAAAATAAAAAAGGAAAAAAAATGAGCTTTGATGCAATGAATTGGGCATCTAAACAGGATTGCCAAAATAGTACAAATAAATTAATTCTTCTCATGTTAGCAAATTATGCAGATGAAAATGATTCATCTTTTCCCTCATATCGTCATCTTGCTTCTTTATGTTCTTGTACTGAAAGAACAGCTATGAGAGCCATAGATTCGCTCATACAGATGGGATTAGTAAAAAAAGAAGAAAGATATATGAAAGATGGAAAACAAACATCAAATCGTTTTATTTTGAATAGGGGTGACAAAAAAGACACTCAGGGGATGACAAAATCAACACCCAATACTATCAGACATATACAAAGAGATTATACGGAAGAATTCAATCAATGGTGGACTTTGTATCCAAGAAAAGATGGATCAAAAAGAAAAGCATTTGAGATATATAAAAATATAATTGGGAGAGAAATATCAACTCATAATCTTTATAATATTACTAAAAGATTTAAACAATCAATGACAGGAAAGGAGGAGAAATTCATACCACACGCAACAACATGGTTAAATCAAAGAAGATTTGAGACTGTTGAAGAAAACAAAGATAATAATAAAAAAATAAATTTAAATAAAATTGCAGGATAAAAAATGAAACAAGAAATAAATGATTTAGGAATTCAATTACAACATTATCACAATGGATCATATAAGACTATTTGTCCTCAATGTTCTACAACAAGAAAAAAGAAATTTGATACTTGTTTGTCTGTAACTATTGAAAATGATTTTGTTGTGTTCAATTGTCATCATTGTAATTTTTCAGGCAAAAGATATTCTCTGGAAAGTCAAAAAAGGTATCAAAAAGTTGTAGATCTTCCAACACAAAGAAAGATTGATGATACAACTATAGAATGGTTCTCAAGAAGAGGAATAAGCAAACAAACAGTAGAATTTTTCAAGATTTATAATGATTTTCAATCATTTGGGGAATCAAAAGAAAAATGTATTTGTTTTCCTTACTATCATAATTATCAGACTGTGAATGTAAAATTCAGAGGAAATGGAAAGAAATTCAAACAAATAAATGGAGCAAAAAGAACTCTTTTTAATTTTGATTCCATTCACAAAGACTCCAAAGAAATAATATTTGTTGAGGGAGAAATGGATGTTCTTGCTATGAAAGAAGCAAACTTTGATTGTGTTAGTTTGCCAGATGGAGCTCCAACTGATGCAAAATTTAATCCAGAGGATAAAAGATTTCATGCTTTGAAAAGTCATCCAAGATTAGAAGAGATGGAAAAAATAATTATTGCTGTTGATGATGATCCAAGTGGGAAAGCATTGGAATTGGAGCTTGCTCACAGATTTGGAAAAGATAAATGTTGGTATGTTGAATTTCCTGAAGATTGCAAAGATGCTAACGAAACTCTTGTAAAATATGGAAAAGATAAACTCATTGATCTTGTGGATAATGCAAAACCTTATCCTATTGATGGACTTTATACCATAAGAGATTTCAGAAAAGATGTTTTCAATATCTATGATGGCAATGTAAAACAACCAATATCAACTGGATTCCCAATGCTTGATGAGATTTACAAGATAATGACTGGAACATTCAATCTGGTTACTGGAGTTCCCAATCATGGTAAATCCAATTTTATTGATCAACTTGCAATGAATCTAGCAAAAAGAGAGGGATGGAATTTTGCTATATTTTCTCCTGAACATTCTACTCCTATGCACATAAGAAGATTGGCAGAAAAATATGTTGAAAAACCATTTGATCAAGGAATAAATGAGAGGATGACAAAAGAAGATCTTTCTGAAGCAATGGATTTTTTAGATCATAAATTTTATTTTGTAGAAAATACTGACGAGATTCCAAGTATAGATTGGATATTAAAGAAAATGAGATCTGCTTGTATCAGAAATGGAGTAAAAGGAATTATTATAGATCCATATAATGAAATTGCTGATAATTCAGAACTGAGAGAAGATATCCACATAAGGAATTTAATATCTGCTTGTAAACAATTCTGTAGATCACATGAGGTTGTAATATGGATGGTTGCACATCCTCACAAAATGAGTAGAATAGATGGTATTATTCCACCTCCCTCATTGTATGATGTTTCAGGAGCGGCACATTGGAATAACATGGCAGATGTAGGTCTGGTAGTCCATAGGGATTTTGAAGCAAATGAAACAAACGTCATTACTAGAAAGATTAGAGAACAAGGACTTTATGGAACAATTGGGGTCAGAAAATTTCATTATGACTTATCTAAACATATCTACATTGAGAAAAATGAATATTAATAGGTAATAAAATGGAAAATTGGGCAACTGAAAATTTCGAAAATGTAAACATTGAAAGACTTAAACCTTATGAAAATAATTCAAGAATTCACACAGAAGAGCAAATAAAACAGATCGAAAATGCTATTCAAGAATGGGGTTGGACTATGCCTATTCTAATTGATGAAGATTATACTATCATTGCAGGCCATGCTAGATATATAGCGGCTTCCAATCTTGAATTATCTATGGTTCCAACTTTAATGGCAAAAGGATGGACTGATAAACAGAAACAAGCATTCGTAATTGCTGATAATCGTATATCTGAGAACTCATCATGGGATATGGGTTTATTGCATTCAGAACTAAAACAATTAGCAGATAATGGATTTAATGTTGATTTAACAGGTTTTGATAATTCAATGTTAGCAAATTTTTCTCCAACAGTAATGCCATCAATGAGTTATAATGAGATTTCACAAGATGATATTTATAATGCAGAGCAGAATCAAAACAATATATCATCAAATGAAGTTCATACTCAAGATGTAGTATGTCCAAAATGTCTGCATCAATTTGAAATATCTGGCAATAATTAAAACTTATGAAAAAAGAATTTTATCATACTGCTATGAAAATAAACATTGATACTTTCAATGATATTATGCCAGAAGAATATTTTGAGAAAAATGAAAATATTGTTTTCCGTTATGATCTGATGAATTTTGATAAATTACATTATTTTGAAAAAGCAGATGTTATATATTCAGAACCACCATTTCCTCATGGATTTAAGATTTTCAATGAGAGAGCAGATATAGAGGATCAGAGGAGCTATTCTGATTTCGCAAAAAGTCTATCCTTGTCTATAAAAAATATAAATAAACCAACTTTTATTATTTGTGGAAAGATCTTGTTGAAAAAATTGCCACAGGCAAAAAATGTTTTCCCAATAAAATTGTCAGTTCATAATTTAGATACTTTTGTTGCTGTATGGAATTATCAAGTAAAATTTAATATCTCTGATACTAATGATCTCATAAAAAATATTGCAAAAGAATTCAATACGATTGGAGATTTCTGTTGTGGTTATGGAAACAATATATTTAAATTTATTTCTCATGATCAGAAAAAATTTATTGCTTCAGATCTAAATGGAAAATGTGTAGCAATAGTTAAAAAAAGATTAAAGGATTATTATGATCAAAAATATTGAAAATCATAAAGTCAAATGCGGTGATATAATGAATGGGATTGATGATCTCATGTCAGGCGAAACAGCAGATTTTATTTATTCAGATCCTCCTTGGGGTCAAGGAAATTTGAAATATTGGCAGACTATGAATTTCAAAATGACAGGAACAGAAAGAAATGAGATAGATTACAATAATTTCATTCATGTTCTTTTTTCTATTCTTCAAAAATACAGCAAAGATAGGGTTGTTGTAGAATATGGTCAAAGATGGAATGAAGATATTAAAAAATTATCGAGTCAATTTGGTTTCATTCATAATGGATCTTTTGAAAGTCTTTACAATGCAGGGTCAAAAATGTTGCCATTAGATATTCATGTTCTAAGCAAAAAACCTATTGATGATTATTTGACTATGGATTTTTTTTACAATGCTTGTCTTGATTTAAAAGGTTACAAATTAGTTGATAAAATTTTTAAAATTTATTGTCCAATAGATGCTAAAATAATTTTAGATCCCATGTGTGGAATGGGGTACACAGCACAAGCAACTGTGGACAGAGGTATATCATTTAGAGGAAACGAGTTAAATAAAAAAAGACTTGATAAAACAATAGCAAGACTTTCTAAATGAGAATTTTTTTAGATCAAAATGTTTTTGAAGCGGCATTAGAAAGAACCAGGTATCTATTTGATGAGTTTGAAAACGTAATGGTTTGTGTTTCAGGTGGAAAGGACAGTACCGTTGTTTTTAATCTTTGTAAGATAGTTGCTAGAGAAAAAAATAAATTACCTCTCAAAGTTTTGT